GCGAGTATCGTTTACGTCAACACACCGCCGTCGTAGTAAGACCGTACAGAAGTTGATTACTTTAGATGCTCATCCTTGTTAGAACCATATTTGGTGACATTGAGGCTATTGCTTTTTTGTTGCTAGTTTGTGTGGTTTCTGTCATATCCCCCTTTGTGGTTCAAGCTATGTATTCATGGTTCATGAGAAATCATGTTCCAGAGAGTGCAAAGCGCCATATTGAGGAGACTATCGGTTATACCGATGAAAGTGAGGAGACTGTACAAGAAGCCCTGTTGGCTGATTACCCAAACAGGTGTAACCGCATTCGTAAGATTGCGGCGCTTGCAGCTCTTGCTTGCCGTGCTAAGTTTGGATTCAAGTCTCGTACTGAATCTAATGAAATGGTAGCAAGAAAGTGGATTCACGACCATGTCTCGTCGTTAAAAGACATGCGTCGTTCTGATATACCAATGATCATGCCTTTTGCTATTGAACTCTGCTTTATCCCATCTAAAGCTGAGCTTGAGGCAAAAGCTATGTGGCAAACTGCTGTTGCTCGCAACCGCGTTGCCGCACTTGAGGCCACTTTCTGGGACTGGGGTGTCGGGTTATTCCGAGGCTCCAGGACAGTTAGTGGCTAGGGGTGCCCACGTTTCGTGTCAGGGGTGGATTGCGCTATTAGTAGCGCACCCGACCACCCCAGTTTGGTGACACGTAAAATTGAGGGTACACCAAAACGGAGGAAGTTTTTAGTCGTCGATGGGGTTGCTCCCCCATTAGATTTCTCCGTTTATAATGACGACATTAATGCCTTGGAGCGTGCCGTTAAGGAACGAGTGTTTTTCGTTAAGGATCACACTGGTGCTTTTTGTGAGCCACCAAGGCCTGTTGATAAGGAATTCTTCTTTAGGCGCCTTCAGGTGTTTACGGAGCGTTTGTCTGTTCACCTGCCCTCGACCGTCCCTATTACTCGACAACAATTTGTCGAGACTTATTCGGGCCGCAAGCGAGTGAACTATCAAAAAGCTCTGGAAAGCTTGGATGTAATCCCATTGCGTCCTAAAGATTCTTATATTAAGACCTTTTTGAAGTTTGAGAAAACTAACTTCACTAACAAGGATCCTGTTCCACGTGTGATCTCTCCTCGAGATCCGCGATTCAACATTGAGATTGGCAGATATATAAGGCCAATCGAGGAGCGAATTTTTAAAAGTATCGGTAAAGTTATGGGACGTGATACAGTTATGAAAGGAATGAATGCAGTTCAAGTTGCTTCCTCTATTACACGTAAGTGGAATGAGTTTAAGAAGCCTGTTGCTGTCGGTATGGATGCATCTCGGTTTGACCAGCATGTCTCGAAAGAGGCATTGGCATGGGAACACTCAATTTATGGCCGTTGCTTTTGGCAACAAAAGCATCGGTCTCGACTTCATAGTCTTACACGTCAACAGCTATCCAATAAATGTTTTGGAAGGGTTGGTGACGGTGAAGTCGAATTTGTGACTGATGGAGTTCGGGCGAGTGGGGATATGAATACTAGTTTAGGTGCATGTTTAATTATGTGTGCTATGGTGTTTTCTTATTCCCATGAGCTATCTATCAAAATTGAGTTGGTTAACAATGGAGATGATTGTGTAGTTATTATGGAGTCCGGTGATTATAGTAGATTTGCTAGTCACGCTCCAAAGTGGTTTAAAGAGATGGGTTTTACGATGGTTATCGAAGAACCTGTTTACACTTTGGAACAGATCTCCTTTTGTCAGACCCAACCCGTCTTTGTCGGGCCTGGGGCTTTTGACTACATAATGGTGCGTGATCCTCGAGTTGCTATCTCAAAAGATGCAACTTGTATGCACCCATATTACCGTCCAGTTGAATTCTTGGGCTGGATTAAGGCTGTGGGTACTGGGGGCATGTCTCTAGCCGGCTCGTTGCCGGTTTGGGATAGCTTTTATGATATGTACTTGCGGTCTTCCGTCGGACACAATGCCCACCACCTTAGTGATGTTTGGGGGTGGGGTGTCCGTAAGATGGCTAGTGGTTGCTCTCGTGTGCATGGCACACCGAGTGAACAGTCGCGGGCCTCTTTTTATTGGGCTTTCGGTATTTCTCCAGAGGAACAGTTGAGTATCGAAAAAGTCTATAGCGCACGCTTGGTGTCTGGTTTTAACGATCCAAACGCTGAGAGGTGGCTAACACTTCCTTTCTAACAGTGTCATGAACGTCGCACCAGACGTATAAAGGGTGGGGTGGTTGCTAACCATTGGGTTGTGTGTTGTAATTGCCCAAAACGTTGGGATCATGGTAGGAGTCTAATTGACCACCGCCCAATCTGTCCCGTAAATATTTACGTACCCGTTCGATATGTTTTCATGGTAGGGCCACTTTGTGGTACCGCCCAATCTGAAGCATGTTTAATTACTAAGCTTAATCGCGGAATGTCGAACGACTGCACGGGCTTCCATTCTGGTTTTCCACGATGAACAGTCTCTTGTGGCGAGGGATCCAATACATGCCACCAAAAAGAAAAGCCAATAAGGCTAAAAAGCCAAAAACTAAACAAAACAATTCATCGAATCGCGAATTGGCTGAGGTTACTCGTCTTCTTCGCAATTTGAACACACCGAAAAGCCAAGTTACTGATCTTGGCCGTATGTTGCTCTCTGGAGGAAACTCCATTAGTTCAATGTTCGGTTTTCCTAAAATCTTTGGTTCTGGAAACTACACTATGCAAAATTCTTGTTGGAATGCCCAGTCCCAAGTGCCTATCATGCATTCTGCAAATGAGTCCGTTGTTATTAAGCATCGTGAATACATTGCAGATGTTAGCATGGTTGGTGCTGCTTTCAACCTCACTACTTATAACATTAATCCTGGTCTCTCAACCTCTTTCCCTTATCTTAATAATGTTGCTTCTAATTTTCAACAGTATAGATTTAAGGGTTTAGTTTTTGAGTTCAAGACCACTAGTGCGACTGCACTTGTTTCTGGTACTAATACTGCCATGGGCTCAGTCATGCTAGCTGTTCAGTATCGTTCTGATGCCGCTCCTTTTACTAATAAAACACAGCTCCTCAATGAAATGTGGTCAGTTGATACTGTTCCATCATCTAATGTTGTTTTACCTGTTGAGTGTGCTCCTGCTGAAACTGTTCTGAGCCACCAGTACGTGCGTACTGGTGGTGTTGGAACTGGTGATATTAAAATGTTTGATCTTGGTCTCCTTTCTGTTGCTACTTTCGGAGGTCAGACCGGTCAAAATAATGTTGTTGGAGAGTTATGGGTGTCGTATGACATTGAGTTATTGAAACCTCAGTTGTCTCTTGACAATTCACCTGAAATTTTCTTTGCTTCGACCACTACAGCATCCACGTCTTTGCAACCACTTGGTGGTTTTGCTGTGGGTGCTTATGCCGGGAATACTATGCAAGGAGTCACTATAACTGGTGGCAACACTATCAATTTCTCCTCTCTTGTTGGGCCTGGTACTTATCAGCTCAATATTGCTTGGGGTGGATCAAGTCTTGTCACTACATGCCCAGCTCCTTCTTATGCTGGTAGTGTTACTCCTGGTATTGGTATTGTTCCCTACACCAGTCTTTATTTTACTCCGAATGGTAGTACAACAGCAGAGTTGTTCTTCAATTTGTGGTTTAATGTTGGTACTACTGGCGGCACCATAACTTTTGGTGCTGCTGGCACTATCCCGGTGACTGGTCAGAGCGTGTTATTTATCACACCTGTTTCACCACAAGTTCCCTCGGCTGCCTAATTGCTTATTTATCCGATACTGTCCTGCCAAATGACGTTAAACTGGGTAGTGATGCGTCTTACGTATCTAGTGGGTGCTCAAAATCTGTGTGTTTGTTTG